AAGGGGTGACATTTTCTTTGTAATTGCCATCAGAAGTAGCAATAGTTGCACTAGTTGCAAAAATCTGACTATTCACTTGAAGTTTGTATGCGCCGTTGGAAGATGTGTACCCCACCAGCAAGTTACCACTGCTGTGGATGCGCATACGTTCTGTAGCTGTAGTATCTGCAGCACTTATGGCTGTGCCAAACGCAAGCTGACTTACTCCGCTGCCTGCCGTACCTATGGCTCTAACATAAGTCTGACAAGTGCCACTAAAAGTATTTGCAGTTTCTAATAGTAGAGTAGCTGTACCGCCTGCATCAAAATTCCTAATGCGCTGCGACGGACTTCCTGCAGATACAACATCTAGTTTATAGGTTGGGCTAGTCCCAATGCCCACGTTACCGCTGCTGGTGATGCGCATACGTGGTGCGTTGTTTGTGTATAAAATAAGCGGGTGATTAGTTGTCGTACCCACAGCAATCGAATTTGTATCCTCAGCAGACGCATAAAAAATTCCAGTTGTTGTTCCATCACTCACACGAACACCATTATTAATACTACCAAGAACATCCAGCCTTGTCGCTGGCGAACTCGTCCCAATGGCCACGTTGCCGCTGCTGTCGATGGTCATGCGACTTTGCGCATTAACTCTAAGGTTCATAGAATCATTGCTATGACTGTATAAAACACCGCCCGCATCTTGGTCAGCGGAATCACCAAAATACAATGCAGTTGTGCTTGCTGAACCGCCATTCAGTTCAATATAGTTGTTGCCAGCACTTTCAGAAACAATCTGCGAAGACGCAAATGGAACAATCCCGCCGCCAGTAGAAATATGCAATTTTGCTTCAGGCGTAGTCCCAATGCCCAACGACTCCGCACTCGCATCCCAGAAAAACTTTGCGGTTGTGCCGGTGTCTTCGTAGAAGGAGATGTCGCCGCCGTCTGCTACATAAAGAGCATTTAAGCCATCGCTATAACCTGCTGAAGCGTCTGTTGCACCAGTACGCACCAAAAAACCGTTAGCACCTGTTGTAATATTTAAGCTACTATCGCCACCAATTACAGCGTTTCCACTAAGAGAAATGTCAGAAACTGTTGAGGCGTTATTTGATCCTATAGACAGAACACCACCCGCATCCACAGTCAGCCCATCGCTGGTCACAGTGCCAGTGACATCCACGCCTGTGGCGGTGGTGGCGAGTTTGGCTGAACCATTGTAGTAAGCAGTAACAGCACCGCCTTCGCTAGCCAACAACATATCAACGCCAGCAGTTGTTTCAATTTGAACGCTATTGCTCCCACGCACAAACAAAGCACCAGCCCCAGTATCTTCAATAATCGAGCCAACGCTAGGGTTATGGTAAATCTGCAAATCACTGCCAGCACCGAAGATGGCCTTGTCGCTGTCGCCGAAGGTCATATCACCAGTGGTCACAAAGGATGTACCAGTGATTGTTGTACCAGTGATTGCGGCAGCACTATTCGCACCGATAACAGTACCATCAATAGCACCACTGTCGATGTCCACCTTACTGATGTCCACCTCGCCTGTACCATTAGGTGTCAGGGCAATGTTGCCATTGGTGTCTGTGCTTGAGATGGTGTTGCCGTTGATGTTAATGTTGTCAACGTCTAGGTCACCAACTACGTTAGCAGAGCCTGTTACTGTGAGTGTGGCAGTGTCAATGGTTACAGCGGTAGAGGCATCAATGTCAACTGTAGGGGCTACAAGTTCTAGCTCAACATCGGCATCAATATCAAGTTGACCATCTACACTAGAGTTGATAAACAGGGCTGTGTCCCGGAATTGTACTTTCTTGTCGGTTGCAACCAAGATATCTTCGCCCAAACCGTCAATGTAGGCGGTTCCGTCGAGATACATATCCTTGAACTGAAGAGAAACGGTTCCAATATCCAACGTGTTCGTGGTCTTCGGCTTGATTTCTGTGGCACTTGCAATGAAATCTTGAACCGGACCCAAGACAGTAACAGGCGCACCTTCTGCTGCCGTGCCATCGTGGGTGTGGCCCGTCGATTCGTTAAACGCAGATTCAATAGCGTCGTATTCGCCATCAATATCACTAGCCGAAATTATGTTCCCGTCTGCGATATTGTTACCCGTGTCGTTCCTTGTGTAACCTGTACCCATAGTCGTTTCCTTCCGTTATCGCCGCCCGTGAGTGCCATATTCGAGCGTAACTGCGTCCAAAGAGTGTGGTGGGTTCGTTGAGTTCGCCCGGAACTGGAGCGAAACAACATACCCGGAGCCTACTGTTTGGCTCTCAAATAGTCGTTGAATTGTACCACCGTAAGTTCCCGTCCCGTAAATAGAGGTTCCATAAAATGCTGGAGCATTAGAACCAGAGGTGTTGTCGAAAACAAACGGCGTAGGTTGAATTATTCCTGTTTCACCAAAATCAAACAGCAGGTTTACTTCACTGAAGAAACTGCCATCCGGGTCTGTGTACAAAAGCATCTTGTAGATGGTCTTGCGAATCCGGGGGTCGTTGATTGGGATGTAAGGGGTAGCGAATGTTGAGTAGATATCGCTGCCATCCAAGCTGTTCCCCGACTCCATCTGGTAAACGTATCCGGTTGTGTTCGCGAACACGATGGTTTCAATTCCTTCGTAGAGATTGCTACTGGCAACGTACGCCTTGAATCCCTGCAACTCTGCCCAGTTGATTCCCTGCTCTACCTGCGAACCGATGATACCCTGTGATGCGTCTGCCGAAAAGTTCGCATTGTACCCCAGCAGTCTGTATTGGCTCTTGGGGCGAATCACCACGCTACTAAACGAGGTGTTGCGGTTCACAAAGTCGGTTACGTCATCTTGTATCGGCTTCGATGCAACAGCAAGGTCGAAGTCCCCTGTCCTGTCGGTTGCAGCCAAGCTACGAATACCATCAGGTCCCAAGTAAAGTACATCCCCGCCAATCTCTTGAATTGTGTCGGTTTCGGTACAGCCGGTGTCCAGAGTAATAGGCTGAAGCTGAAAATCTCCAATCGTATTGCCTACCAGTCGTTTGATAGACCTCTCACTAAATATTATAAGCTGTTCTCTAAAAATAATCAAGCCCGTAATTGCACTTCCGACATTTATTGTTCCTGCGCCACTTGCTGCAGAGAAGTCGTCGAAGGTATAAGGGGCTGTAAACAGCAGGTTCGAACCTTTTGCAAAGAAAAGCTGGTTCTTAAAGTTTGCTACGTGGCCTGCGCCGTTGCCATCCGTAGGAATACCGTCGAGGGCTGTAAAGAAGGTTCCGTCGTACACAAACGGTACGTTGGCTCCATCGACTCCCACCATGTAGTCGGTTCCGCTGTAGTTGAAGTTCGCGAACCGGTGTTTGTCCATGCCGGTGCGGTCTACAGAAAGGAACGTCAAGGCTGCGTCGTTCGCGGGGCTGCTGTTCAAGGCTGGGTCGATAGCAAAGGTTGCAGAGCCGCTGGTAACTGTCGGGGTAGCTGTCAAGGTGTAGATTAGGTCTACGCCTGCAATCGTGAACGTGTCTCCAACCTGCGGTGTTCCTGTAATACCGTCTACAACTAGGCTCGTACCGGTTTGCGAACCGCCGTCTACCAAGACAGTACCGTAGTTGGGGGTGTTTATCTTTGTCCACCCCGAACCCGTCGATTTGAACAGGTCTGAACCCCGTGCTGCAATCACTGCGCTTTCGAAGGTGTGTACCCCGTGAATAATACCAGAACCGGACACAAAGGTTACGGCATCTTGGTCAGACGGGTTGACAACCATCGTTTGGTCTAGGGTTAGGGTGGCTCGTTTGTTCACTGAACTAAAAGAGACACCGCTGGATGCAATCGTGTAGCGGAACGACAGGACGGCACTATCTGCAGGTGCTACTGTGATTGCCGGAGTGATAGTCAGGGTGGATGCCGTACCTACGAGAGCAGTTGCGGCACTCACTGTGTAAACTGTGGTATCCCCAGCAATAGTAAATGTGTCGTTTGCTGATGGGGCAACGTCCAAGCCGTCTACATCTAGGCTCGTTCCTGTTTGTGCTGCACCGTCTACAGCCCCGCCAGCAAGAGAAAACACGTCGGTTGCGGCAGGTTCGGTGTAGATGTTCCCAACAATCAGGGTTGTGCCACTCTGTCCGTTGCCGTGAACCAGTGGCGCACCATACGGGGGAACGATGTCTGGGTCGTACTTATCGTAGCCTTGAATCGAACGATAACCACCCTCGATAGATGGTTCGTAATTACGAAGGATACGAGCCGACCCCGGAGCATTGATACCATGCTGCAACGGGGACATGTTCGTGATGAGGCCACCCTTAAATTCGATGGCGTATGTTTGCCAACGGTCCGGCATACTCTACGATGCTCTCATATAGACGTTTTCGTTGACAGTCACGGTTCTCATCTGCTTGATACCCTCGTCAAACTTACGTTGTGATACAGAAGCCATTTCAATGTTGTCACGGAACATGTAGGCGTAGTACATAGAACCGTCGATAATAACGTGGCGGAACCGCTCTGGAACCGTCGGAACATCCGTATATAGGATTAGGTCAACAGGGTCCATGAAATATTCGAAGTCTACCTGATAGGCTTTGTCCGGCATAGGAACTACGCCCCACTCACCGTTTTGGGTACGGAACACACGCTCTGGAACTGCACCTAGAGCCGTGTTGGTTTCGTCCTCTTGATCTATGAACCGATCAACGTATTCATCGTAAGAAAGTTGAGTTAGGTGTCTTGCACTACCAATACCTAAAGTAGCGTCCCTGCGAACCCGATAGGTATCAAAATCAACATATTTTGCTTGGGAAGGGATAGGATATCGAGTAACCCCCGCAGTCAAAGTTTGTTGATACGTATTGTGATTGAAAGGCCAGCTAAAATGGGCTTGATTGATGTGGCGAATAGAAGAGTTCACAGCCTCTTTGATTGCGCTGTAAAACCCGGTGGCTGACGCAAAGTTCGCAGAGGTTAACTGCGTCTCATTTAGGCGTTTGGCAACATCGTTAGTTAAGCTGAGATAATCATAGGCCATAGTTACCGGGTCCTTACTTTGAGGTTAACGGAGCGAATAGCTGTGCTGCCTGTGGTGTCTGTCATCGTGCAGTAAAACGTGTAGTCTCTGGTGTTTACTCCACTGCCGATATTGATGGTGGCAACCGTGTTGGTCTGGGTTTGGGACACATTCTGGATACTGTCAGTGGTTGCTCCGCCTGATGCGGTAGTCAGGTCCTGACCCGAAGCCAAGATAGTACGGGTGGAATAGTCGTCGGTTTCCACAGACCAGACGACTGTGGAGATGGTTGCGGCACCAAGAAAGCGCGACCAGTCCATGCTGTAGTCGAGCGTCTCTCCGGGGTCTTTGAAAGGCCATTTGTATGACATAGATTACTCCACGTAGACTGTTCTTGTAAAGCTGTTGCCGATACTTTCTACCGCAACAACCCGTGTTTCTTGAGGAACGTTGATTGTTCGTTCGTAAGTTGTAAGTGGCATTTTTAAGCTGCCCTGTCTATTGTTGCAGTACGTCGTCTGTCGTACAGTTCGCGAACCGCGTTGTAGTCAAACTGCACTCCTGAGTACGTCACAGTTCCTATGAAAAAAGTGCCTACAACTCCAGTTGGTGTAACACTGTTGCCAACACCCACAGAACCTATGGAGCCAGTACCTGCAACACCTGTTATCGTAACAGTATTACTAATACCTACAGAGCCTATTAAACCTGTAGCTGATACACTGGCTAATGCTTCAGTTGGTTTTTCGTTAACCGTGTTTACAAAACCAGTAGCTGATACTCCGGTTAATACCGTAGTGGCACCTAGTCTTGTTACTACTGTATTTACGGAACCAGTAGCTGATACTCCTGATAGTGTAATACTACTATCTGCTGTTAGGCTAACAGTGTTAACGGAACCTGTAGCAGATACTCCTGATAGTGTAATACTACCATCTGCTGTTGTAGTAACAGTGTTAACAGAACCTGTTGCTGATACGCTTGCAAGCTTTTCCGTCAAGTTAACTTGTACAGAATTAACTACACCAGTGGCACCTACGCCAGAAGCAATAGTCTCACCAACATCTACTTCAAATCCACCAACTACTACTGGAGCAATTGTTCCTGTAGAAGACACACCTGTTAGTGTAATACTGCTATCTGCTGTTGTACTGACAGTGTTAATAACACCCGTAGCAGATACGCCGGTTATTGCTACTCTAATACCTGCAGTAGTGTTAACAGTATTGACCGAACCAGTTGCAGAAACCCCTGTCAGTGTGGTGCTATTACCTATACCGACAGTATTGACAGAGCCTGTAGCTGATACGCCTGTTAAAGTAGTAGTGGCATCCGCTGTTGTACTGACAGTGTTAACTGTGCCTGTAGCAGATACCCCGGTTAGCGTAGTGTTGGCATCCGCTATTGTATTAACTGTGTTAACTACGCCTGTAGCAGAAACACCTGTTAACGTGGTGCTAGCATCCGCTGTTGTACTGACAGTGTTAACTATGCCTGTAGCAGATACTCCGGTCAGCGTAGTGCTGGCATCCGCTATTGTATTAACTGTGTTAACTGTGCCTGTAGCAGAAACACCTGTTAATGTAGTAGTACCATCTGCTATTGTATTAACTGTGTTAACTGTGCCTGTAGCAGAAACACCTGTTAATGTAGTAGTACCATCTGCTGTTGTATTAACTGTGTTAACTGTGCCTGTAGCGGATACACCGGTTAACGTAGTGCTAGCATCTACTGTTGTATTAACTGTGTTAACTGTGCCTGTAGCGGATACACCTGCCAGTGCTTCACTAACATTTTCTGTAACAGAGCCTACAGACCCTACGGCACCAACTCCAGTGTTTATAGTTACAAAGTATTCGCCATACCGTGCAGTGCCGTAGACACCAGTACCATAATTAGCTTGGTTTAGGGTAACGGACACGGGGGTTTACTTTCTAAGCTATGCGAAT